CGATGTTCTCTCCACGTCGTTGCTTGGCCCCATCCTACGTCAACAGTAAAATCAGTCTCCTCACTAATATCAACAAGAGTAGTATAAGCAGTATTGTATTCTGCATCACCAATTCCACCTTCAGGATCGTAGACAATCTTCAGGCGGCCTTTGTGATATCCACTACAAACAACCATGAAACGAAATCGCATACTTCCACGCCAATATTTAAAGGGCATTACGGCAAAAGCAGGTGCAGGAAAATGTCTTTCACTATTCATTACACGGTGAAGTGATGGATCAACAACACATTGCCAAAGTAAAGTTTCGGGGGTTCTACCTACAGTCCAATCAAATTGATTTAAATATGATTCGCGCGAAGCGACATATTGAATAGTCATTTGATCTTCAGATGGTAAACCTACTGTACTTGGATCTATGGATAACTCCTGTTTAACATCAAGAGTTAACTTATTGACATCAGCTTGAACATTCGTGTTCGCCATATTGGATTTAGGTCGAGGCGTATAAACACCAACTTCGGTATTCACAGGTGAACTATAACCAAACAGAGTGGCAATGGCTCCAATGGTAGAAGCACCCATCTCTGTAGCTCTAGCAAAACGACCAATAACAGGCATATCTGTTAAATAACCTGCCATCTTAGCAATTGATCCCGCAATACGAGATACTGGCTTGATCGAATATTCATCAGCATGTGGTTCAATTTCCATTGCTTGTGGTGCAACAGACCCTGGTTCAACTTGAGTTGGAATAGAAAATGAAACATTTTCTGCCCATGCAAAAACGCTAACCGTTACTGTATCTGCTGCTCCATTAGCATGCTTCAATGGTTGTAACGAATGCGCGGCTAATTCACCTAAATCATTCCAATCTTGACTAACGATGTCAATTAAATTTTTATAATAAAAGAAAGGTAATTTCATCTCTCCTCCTTCTGACTGTGTTGGATTTAACCAAATGTGGGGTCGTTGCGAAGCAGCAACTACATCCACATCAAAGAAAGCACGATCAATAGTAAGATCATCTTGATTTGGCAAAGGATTGTACGAAACAATACACCTACCATAATGGAAAGAATTCCCATTCAAAATAATTTTCACATGTAGATCAGCTTTCATCAACTTATAATTACTAATTCTATTTATAACACGTGAATTAGCAAAATATAAAGACCATGGATTAATCTTAAAGGCAAAGGGGGCACCAACACCCCATTCCTGTTCATGGATTTTAATTGGTCTAGAAAAGAAATTATCCAATGTTGCATCTACGTTGAGTGGTGCATTTCTCAACGGGTCATCTGTACTTGAATAATCTACAGTATACCCAGCATTAGAGTCTGAAAAAGTCACATTCTCTTGGGTTTTTGTTAAATCTCCTCTAGCCTCCTCACTATGTGGTTCTATTTCATCAGAAGAAATGTTTTCTTGGCTTTCTCTTTCTTGTAGCCTCTGTTTCTTCATATCCATAATAGTGGGCCATTCTTTTTGCAAATCTTTAACAACTGCATAAAATATGTATGCTGTTACACTAGCACACATTCCCATAAAAGTTAATGAAGAACCTTCTAGAAAAGGAGTCGCACTATCCAGCGCTTGCGGTCTTACTTTATCCGCCGATGATGTCCAGGCTCTTCCTGGCAAAGCCCACTTTAGGAGTGGGAACCTATATTCTCTATTATACAAAGGTTAAAATGGTGTTTTATGTACAGTATATATATACAAACGTCACCTACGCTAAAAATACAAATAAAATATAAAGCCATTAATATACATTAGGTATCCAATTACATTTACCTATTGATACTTATCCTTCCACATTTTGACACGATCATCAAATGTGTAGGCAACTGCAGGTGGGATTGTTCCTATCACCCGATCACACAGTTTTTCAATTTTGGGCTGATCTTTATTATACTCGTCTCGCCCATGTGCAAACAATTCATGCATATAAGTTTCTATACATTGAACTGCAACAGTCATACGAGTTTCCTTACCCTTCGGCTTGAGATTGTTACAAAGTGGTTTATACATGGAATCTTTAGTTAATTTTCCAATTCGATAACCAATTTCAGGAATGTACTGTGACTGACGCTTTAAGAAATCTGCATCTTCAATATTCATATCATCTTGAACATTCTCAGTCTTATTCGGGTCGGTTATTTTCATTCCGTGTTTCGCTAAAAAACTACGAAATATTGTAAAATTAAACCGACTTCTATATTCCTTAGCAACACTCCCCGTGAAGTCATCACCATAAGTCATTGCGGCTACTACTTTCCGAAAATCCTTAACTTCAGGACAAGCATGGAAGAAACCAGCGCGCACATACAAAGAATTAGCAACACTATTAATGTTAACAGTGATGTTATTTCCTGATGTGTTCATATTGTAAGCCATAATCATTGTACCATTATAATCTATTAATGGGTGAATAATGTCTGCTACCATAGCATTCATAATTCGTAAATCATACTCACTATAATTACACACTTCCGCAATATCAATGAAACTCATCATCGCAGCATAGGTCATTTGAGAATTCATCCTGACATCATATTTTGAATAATCCCAAGCAATCACTCTCTTATCTTCCGCAAACTTTTCTGCATGAGACATTAGTGCGTCCCATTGTTGTGAAAATGCATTAATTCCCACAGCAGATTCCGAAAGTATCGGATTTAATGCCAAAATTCTAGCAATAGGTAAAAACCATTTGCGTATATATAAACCTAACGCAACGGCTACCGCTTGAAAAACTCGCACCTTCTCTTTATCCTTTGGAGTTGGTTCATCTTTAAGTGTCGCTGTAGTAACGGGATAAGCACGTTCACCACGTTTCCAACATTCAAGACAACGAGCCATTTCAACTTTGACTTGTTCACTCGGGATGCGATCGATCAGTGTTTCATTTTCATCTCGGATTTCTTCGAAATGTTTTGACTTAGCACCGAACACTGGATAACCCATACTGGTGGTCATCGGCACAGCATCCAGAAACCTTTTTCCTGGAACACCAAGAACCATTTCTTTATCATTCAAAGGGCAAACTGGTTCTTTCTTATTTAACTCCCTCGCAAAATCAAGAATTGGTTTTATCCAATCTTGTCGTGACCTCTG